GGCAAATGGGTGTGCAGACCCAGTTGTATTATCAAAGACGTATGTTTGTCCCCTCTGCAGGAAGAGTTGTGGGTTATCTGTTGTATTAACTAGTCCTGGCCCTGCAAATCTATATGCAGATGAACCATTTGCAGTTACTTTATACTTGATTGCAAATGTTTGGTCACTACCATCCCCAACAACTCTATTAGTTGTTACGACTCCTCCTTCAATAGTGCAGGTCTTTCCCGTACCAACGGTGATTTTTAAATTGCCAGGACTTTCTAGTGTTGGATCGCCAGTGGCTCCAACCATATTAATATCCTTGACACCGAAAGATTTTTCTGCCATTAACCGAGACCCTTTTTAGTATTTATTAGGTAAATTTAATTACGAAGCCACTCATCTTGACGCCAGCTGAATTGGACAACTTGAGTTGTGGTCTTGATGGTTCCTTATTAGAACCAGTGGGAGCATCCCATATGACAACGGCATCACCACCTTGAAGACTGTGTACGTCATCCCAGTCGGGATTGTCTGCACCTACACAATCATTGCCTTTATAGAATTTCTCATAGTCTTGGATTCCACATTGATTATTTAACCAATTTTTTATATCTCTCCAAGTCCATTCTCTATTGTATTGTAGTTTAGTTGTTATCCATCCAGCACAGGTAGGACATGCAGAACTAGTACCGCCAAAGTCTTTATCATATGGAGTAAGACCTAATCCACTATAGGTTTCTGGGTGTACGAAGGTTTGTGTTGTATTTTCACCGTCTGCAGTAAGAGTATCATCTGCAGCACCATAACAATCTATCCCAGTACCTTTATCACTATAGTTAACTATACGTTCTTTGTAGTCTGTGTTATTTACATAACCACCTGATGATATTTGATCATCCAATGCACCAATATTAATTGCTGAATACTCTGTACCTGCCGTAGATAAACCAGAAGTAGTTTTCCCTAATGATTGTGGCCACCCTCTTCTATTGAAGGTGTTATACATTGTTAGTCCAAACTCTAAGTGAGTTGCAGAGTTTAATGCTTCACTATCATTAGTGGCCCAGTAATTATTAAACTCTGGACTATCGGGAGCACATTGGGTTTGGTTACTGTTACCAGCAGCACATACAAATATAACACCAACATCTGACATTTCTTTTCCACTTTCACTAGTAGAGTTATCTACCATCTCTCCTTTCATTCTTCCACTGTCACCATATCCACCAAGGTATCTAAAGAAGTGTGCCCCTGCATAGAATCCTGCTGTATATCCAATACCAGTTACACTACCATCAATTGCAGCTGGTCTATACCAGTAATGTGTTCCACTTGTGAAACTTGTACTTCTATAACCCCAACTATTACTGGATAGTGTTGGGTTCTTATCTGAATTTTGTCTACCTCTTTGACCTTCTGAACGATGGTCATAGTTTGGTTTATAGAGGTGGAATATTTTTAGGATATCGAATTGTCCGTTGTCATTTATACCACAATTAGAACCACCGATAGAGTTTAATACCCATCTGTTGGCATTATAAGCAGAACCATAGTTCTTACCAAATACTTGTCCAGCACATTGAGTACCATGATTAGTACCGTTGGTTGCCTTATTATTGTTATCGCCTAAACATACTGATCTTGAATATGCGTTACTGAATCCTGTTACGGTTCCTATAGTAGAGAATCCAACAGACCTTGCATTAGAATCAGACCACCAACTCCTTGCAGCCGAATCTGTGGGAACAGTAGTTCCATCCCAACGTTGTGTTAGTCTTCCAGCTGGATCTGCATTGAAGTAGTCTGGATCAATATAATATGGCCCATCTAAGAGTACATCTAATACACCACAAGTACCTGCTGTAGTTGAGATCCCACTCCATGTTAATGCGTTGCCTGTCTTCCAAAGAGGTGGATTTGTGGCACCACAGTCTACAAATTCTGGATGTCCAATCCAGAATCCATCATCAGAAACGACTGCATCTACACCTGTTCCATCTCCTAATTGATAAATGTCTTGTTCAAATATGTGGTGATCATAACCAGATAGTCCATTGGTAGTTGCATCCCAAGGATTATTTTTTTGTAAGTGTCTTAATAGTTGATATCCACTTCTGTTTACATCGGTTGAACCTATACCAGCCTGAGATGTAGGTGGTTGTGCATCAGATGGAGCAGTATTAAATGCTCTGTAGTTTGATACACTCTTTTGGAACCTCGGTATATTTCTTACAGGACTTGCATGAATTTCGCCTGGGTCTGGTTGGAATGTGCCAGGGTATGCAGAGTAATCTATGTTGACAAATTTAACTTTAGCATGTTTCTTTAAGTCTTCTGCTTCTGCATCAGTCAACATGTATGTTCCTCTGGTATCACTATGAAGTTTCTCATCAGTGACAGTGATACTTCCAGAAGGAATATTATCTTCTAAAGATCCATCCTTTTTTAGTTCAGTATGAATGAATTCCCAATCTGATTTCTGATAACATCCAATAGAATATGCTTTCTTGCCAGTGCCAGGAGGTACTGTAGCAAGACCTGTACGGTCTAGTTTTACTGTATCAGTTGTAATCATTGTTACCCTACTTTATATGGACACATGAGGGAGTCTCTCAACTCTCTAGCATGTAGATTGTGTTCACATAATTTATTCATCCAGATTCTCTCATCTAGAGTGACTTCAACTCCATCTGTAGTCAACATACGACAACAGATGTCAGTAAGTTCTAGTCTATACTTAGTGCTTAACATATCAAATATTTTGTATAAGGGTTTTAACGAATCGGTATGTGGAAAGTCCAGAGATTCCAGATTCAGGAGTTACACTTACCACTACGTTTGTACTTACAACTGCAGCAGAAATTGATACCTGTTGTTCTGGTGAGTACATAATGCCATACTCTTGAGAGAACGCTGTGGTTCCATCATGCATGACAAGTACTTTTTGTGACTGTCTGTATGTTCCCAACCCAATCATAAATGTGTACTCTCCACCAGAGTAACTTGCCATTGGAATTGAGTCTATTGCAACTGGTGAGCCAGGTGATGCAGTATATGTTCCGAATCCAGTGGTTGAAACACCACCTCCACCACCACCTGTGGCAGTGACTGTAATGGTTGCACCAGCACCAGAAGCAGTTGCTGTAACACCAGAACCAACGAAGTTGATGAACGTTACACCAGAACCAACGACGGTTCCTTCTTCTTTGATGATGATGCCAGATGCAGCACTAACACCACTTAATCCAGAACCATCACCGATAAACTTGGTTGCAGTAACAACACCTGTTACTATAAGTCCACCAGAAGATGCTTCGAGTTTGGTTGCTCCACCCCACTTCACCTGTAACCCAGAGTCACAGTCAAGTACAAGTGCGCCTGTTCCTGTGTCTGTGATGTGAGAATTATTGCCATCATGCCAGATGGTTAGGTCGTTTCCAGCTCCGAAGAATAATTTCTTATTATCAGGAACGAAGATTGAACCACCTACTGATATGTTACCAGTAAGAGTTGATAGTCCAGAGACATTCAGTTGAGTTGCAACTAGATCATTGAAGGTTGATGTTCCTGTTGTACTAATACCATCAACAACACCAGAGGCAGCAGTAACGGTGACTACACCAGCAGATGCAGCAGATACAGATAGGTTTGTACCGAAGTCAATTGTTCCAGCAGTACCAACTGTACTACCACTATCTTTGATGACTACTCCTGAACCTGATGCTGTTATACCTGTTAGTCCTGATCCATCTCCAACAAATCCTGTTGAAGTAATGATTCCAGAACTTGTTATATTTGAAGCGGTTAGTTGTGAGACACTTACATTTGGATTACCAGTTAATCCTTCTGCTACGGTTGCGATACCAGCAGTGTTTGCATAACCAGTAGCAACACTGAGGTTGGTTAGGTTTGATCCATCTCCATATAGAGCAGTCGCAGTAAGAACACCAACTCTATAGTATTCTGTTCCAGTTCCAACTGTACTGTCAAGATTGTGACTTGCTAATTTGATCCAACTACCAGCATGTGCGAAGTAAGCACTCTCTGTATCATGTACATGAGCAAACTGTCCGTGAACAGTTGATGCTGAAGGTAGTGATGAGTATGCAGACCATAGGTGAGGCAGTACGTTATCTGTTGCAGTACCATCAAGACGACCAGATAGACCAATGTTACCTACAACTTTTAGTTTATAGTCTGCCGTGGTAGTACCAATACCAACGTTACCTAATGTGTTGATACCAGTTGCGTTTGATGCCCAAACACTATCAGTAGATGGTAGGTTAGTTAATCCTGAACCATCACCAGCAAACTTAGATGCAGTTATAACACCAACAGTCTGGTAGTTACCATACATGTCTTGGTGAAGTATCTGTCTCCAACCATTGTAACCACCCATTGTGGTTCCACATGAAATGTATGCCCTGCCAGGGTTGTTAGAGTAGGCAAACATACCTCTCCACGATGTTGCAGTAGGCATGTCACCTGTTGCATCAAAGTCGAAACGCATTTTACTTCCTTGGCCAGGGAAGGTTACAATACCAATTGCAGAATTGATATTGTCAATAGTAATAGAGGGAGTTCCAGTTAAGTTCTGTGCGTTGGTTGCAATTCCAGCAGTGGTTGCATATCCAGCTAGTGTTGATACTCCAGCAGTAGGAGAGTAAGTAGATACTCCAGCAAGGAAGGCATATTGTGTGAACCCTGATTCGGTTGCAACACCAGATGCTCCTGCATATGTTACGATTCCTGCCTGAGTTGCGAAGTTTGCATCGTATGCTAACGTTGCTGTGTTTGCAAATCCAGCAGTTGTTGCAACAGTAGCAATACCAGCACTGATTGCATAGTTGGATGATGTTGAGAACCCAGCAGTCCAAGCAAATCCAACTGTATCTGCAGCAGAAACTGTTACATTTCCCCCAAAGGCACTTACAACATCTAGGTTTCTATCTAAGTTAATACTTTGTGCAACACCAATTAGTGTTCCACTATCTTTTATGACTACACCTTGACCAACGGCAGTAACACCTGTTAGTCCTGATCCATCTCCAACAAATGTTCCAGTTGTAATACCTGTTAGTTGAACATTACCCGATACATATAGAGATGCTGTGGGATTTGTTGTGCCGATGCCGACGTTCTTACTGGTTACAATTCCTGACTCTGCAGCCTTTGTCCACGTACCTCCACTACCTGCACTGACACTGAGGTTTGTTCCGTCACCGAAGGTGTTATATATCTCTGTAAAATTAGCGTTTACCTTAACAGCACCTGATGCAAGAGAGTCTCCAAGACCATCATTAGGTGTGAATCCAGTAAATATTCCCTGACGAGCCATGAAGCTTCCTTATATAGAGTCCCTGTCTTCTATTTATTGATATAATAAATACGTATGATGGAAAGTCTCTCTCTTTTTAAAATGGACAATAACATTCAACCCGATTATACTGGCGCATACGCCAAAATATATGAAAAAGCAACCCCCGAATCTGGTACTGGTAAGTATTATAAGGAGGGTAAGCCAACTACACAACAGTTGAAGGCAAGAGATAAGTATTCTAAGATAAAGGATCTTACCAACAAGGGTAAACATAAAGAGGCGAGTGCTTTATATAAGGAGGGTGCTAAGTATGACAACACAAAGTCACCTGATTATGCAAAGAAGAAGGCTGCTCTTGCTAAGAAGCATGGAGGAGAGGACAAGATTAAAGGACATCCTCAGTACGAAGAGGTTGGAAGGTATAGAAAGTGGTACGAAGAGTACAAGGAAGAGTTAAGTGAGGGTTATGTAAACAAGTTTGATACATGGGTTGTATCATTATGTGATGAGGGATATGACCTTGACAGGTGGGAACGAGGAGAGTTGTTTGATGCTTTTATTAACGAGAATAATCTTTGGGACTCTAAGGAATCAGTTTATGATGCACTAGAAACATACGAATTTTATGATGAATTAGATGAGGAATTATTACAGATTGTAGAAGATAATCTTGGAGAGAAGACTGAAGATGAGATCATGGATCTTATGGAGTCTGGTTGGCATCGTCGTAATCCTGGCAAGAAACATCCACTAGAGACTACTAGTTTAAACAAACCTAGTAAATCAGCTGGAGATGTAGTTTTAGATGCAGCGAAGAAGTCTTCTGATAAGGAAGACAGAATGTATGTTGCGATGAGAAGAGTGAAGGCTAGACAGAAGAATTACAGTAAAGCTAAATCTGATGCTGCTGATAAACTTCATGGTCATTATACTATGAGACAATCTGCCAGAAAGAAAGGTGCATCTGCAAAAGAAGCTGCAGCTGGAAGTCATGGTGATTTTGGTGGAAAAGGATTCAACATAAAAAGAGGTGGAAGAGGACAGAAAGGTTGGCATGGACCAAGAACTGATAGAGGAACAGGTAACAAGGCAAGGAGAAGAGCAGGAGAGGAAGTAAAAGATAGGGATCCTCGCAAATGAAAGACTTTCAAGAGTTCTTAAGTGAGTTAAATAGGTATGAGAAAGAAACAGGTAAGTCATCTGGTTCTCTCAACATGCCAAAGGGTAGACCCACTCAGAAGGGTGGTACTAAAGATCCTGTTATGAGGGCAGTCAGGAAAAGTATCCGTAAGGAGACTGGTAAACCTGAAGGTCAACGGAAAAAAGTCAAGGGTCAGAAACCACCCAAGGCAGGTGAGTATGGTGCTCGTAGAACACCAAAAGATATTATTGATAAACGTCGTGCGGATAGACAACGTGCAGACGATTTAATGAGAGACACCAGTGGAACTTAATGAAAGATCAGTCTCAATCAAACAACAAAGGCTCTTTGGATTGGTTAGATCGTTTCAGAAAGGTGATCTCAAAAACCCCTCGTCTGAGGTTACCAAAATTGCTTCCACCACAAGTAAATCCGACGTAAAGAAAATGGCATCTACAAAACATGAAGGACTTCCTCTAAGAAAAATAAAGGAAGAAATTATCAGAGCAAGACTCGAAGGACCACAGAAAGGTTTGGGTGCTGCATTGTGTCCTATATGTGGACAGATGGGATGTACTAAAGATCATGAAGCAGAGAAGGAAGAGGAAGTAACTGAAGGTAAAGTGTCAGTTGGTCCAAGGTTGGGTGAACCAAGAACGAAAGGTTCTACAGCTGCTAATGCTGGACAAGGTGAGAAGATCCAGAAGAGAACTTTGAAGTGGATGAGAGATAGAGGACAGACAGGTGCTCCTGGCTTAAATGCAATGAAGGAGAGACAAAAAGAACATGAAGCGAAACGTGGTGTTAAAGAAGAAGTGGAGCAGATGGATGAAATTGTTGGTACTGCTGGTGGTGCTATTGCTGGTGGAATTTTGGGTGGTCCTTTAGGTGCCGTAGCAGGTGGTCTTTTAGGAAGTAAGTTAGATGGTAAGAAGAAGAAACCTGAAAAAGCAAAGGAAGTTCAAGAAGAATTGGAACTTGAGGAGGAAAGAAATGCACGTAAGATGAACGTGAGGACTAAGAAGACTATTCAGGCCACTATTCAGAAGGATGCTGAGAAGGAAGCAAAGAGAAAGGCAAATAAAACTGGTGAGTATAAAGAGACTCCTAAGAAGAAACCAAGGTTAAAGAAACCATCTCAACTTACTAGAGTTACGGGTGCATCTAAACCACCACGCACACAGAAGGGTGCAATGGCATATGATGGGCCTAACAAAGAGAGATCTGAAGCTGCTGATAGAGTTAAAGCAAAAACAAAAGCCGCAAAGAAGACTCCAATTACTAAGGCTACTACAACTAAACCAGAACCTAAGAAGAAGACTGCAACAAAACCAGCTGCAATGAAGAAGGCAGTTGAAAGGAAGAAGGAAGTTATCAAACAACCTGAGAAGAAGGCACCTGAGAAGAAGACATCAAGACCTAGTTTCAAAGACTTTGTTGCTAAGGGTAGGAAACGTCATCGCAAAGCAACTCAAGCTGCTAGAGTACTAGCAAAAGGTGCAGCTGCTGGTGTTAAGAAGGCAGTCAAGGTTGCAAAGGACATTCATAGTGTTACACAGGTGAACAAAGATAAGACTGTAAACATGCAGTCCTATGAACCAGAACTTCCTATGGTGGAAAGTCTTACTTCTGAGAAGAAACTTGGTAAGAAAGTTAAGAACAGAACTGCTAAAGATCTTATTAAGACAGGGAAGTCTTTAAATGCACAAGATCTTAAGAAGGCTGATGAGGATGGAGATGGTATAGTAAGGGTTATCGATGCTGGATATAGATCAGAAGCTGATATGATTGCAGAGGGTAAGGTTAAGAAGGTTGCTGCTATGATTAGGAGTCTTAGAGGGCAAAAGAAACCTGTTCCACATAAGTTTCCTGTTGGTGCTAGTGGTGGAGATGCTGGTGCGAAAGCAAAGGAAATAATGAGAAAGAAAGATCATGAATCGGTAAACTTCTTGCACCCCGACGATTAATGTGATATACTTTTGTTATGAAATTTATTTTTGACATCGACGGGACTCTAACTCCTAGTCGCAAAAAAATCGACCTAGATTTTCTTCAATACTTTTATGACTTCGTTCTCACGAACGAGGTCTATCTTGTTACTGGGAGTGATAGAGATAAAACTATAGAACAGATAGGACTTTCCCTATACTGTGCTTGCAAGAGAGTATATAATTGTGCAGGCAATGATGTCTATGAAGGAGACATACAATATTATAGAACAGATTGGGAATTGCCAGATGAATGTAGAAGGTTCTTACAGGATGAACTAGACTATAGTGTATTTCCTATAAGAACTGGTACTCATATAGAAAAGAGACCTGGCTGTGTTAATTTTAGTATTGTAGGTAGAGGTGGCACATGGACAGAAAGGGAAGAGTATATTAAATGGGATAAGGATAGAGATGAGAGAGTAGATATTGCCACGAGATTTAATGATAGGTTCCCAGAACTATATGCTTTTGTTGGTGGTGAGACTGGGATAGATATATCCACTAAGGGTTCAGATAAGAGTCAGATACTAAGAGACTTTAAGAAAGGTGATGACTTAAGGTTCTTTGGTGATAGGATGGATGAACATGGTAATGATTATCCCTTAGCAATTGCTATTGCAGAGAACCATCTTGGATATGCCTTTCAAGTGAAAGATTATAATGATGTGTGGGACATGTTAAAGAAGGGAACCTATGCATGACTTCCCAAATGAAGTCGAATTATTAGAACTAAATAGGAGTAGTGACATGAAAATTATGGGATGGACACCACCACAAAGACCAGCGTGGGTGAAGGCATATATGAGAATGCCTGGACATACAAGGGTACAACTTTTTCTTCTGACGACATTGGCGATTTCTTCGGTTACGTCTACAGGATTACTAATATTCAGAACGGTAAACAATACATCGGACGCAAATATTTTACACAGCGTAGAAAGCCTAGAGGTGGGAAACGCAAAGTTACGTCTGAGAGTGACTGGAAAAAGTACTACGGAAGTTCT